GTCGGTTGCGCGTATTCTGTTTTTTGATTGTGTAGTTCTTCCACTGAATGGTATCTTCAGCCGGTTTGAGATTCACACCAAATGATTCGGCTTTGTTCCATCCCTGTTTTTCCATCCGTGAAATATCATTTAAGGATAAACTATCAGACACACATAATCACCATCAGGATAAGTCAAAGTAAGTAAATAATAGATTGCCACGACCATCCTCTGTCACTTCTATTGAAGTTGTGGCAGCAAGAGTCAACCCAGTATTCTTAGCCTTAATTAACGATAAGGCACCAGGGTCAAGTGTGTACAACTCAGCATTATCTGCAACTGCAAATGCTGTTTTAGATGTTTGACACCTTACACTACTAGCACTTACAGCAGAGCATATCCCTAACAACTCCACTGGGCTGGTTACTTTTGAAGTATTCACAGCCCATACTTCTTGAGTGACAAAAAATACATCTCTTGCATCTCCTCCAGTAGTATATACATCATCTACAGTCAACGCTGTACCTGTTGCAGCAGGATAACCTGCACCATTATTGATTTTCACACCCGATGGGTATGGTCCTGCTATAGGGATTTTGACTGTAGTACTAAATGCCATGAGGCCTCACACCCCATCAACGCTTGCCGATTGCCCACCAAGTTCCATCTATTCCGCCACCAGTGACGAGTGTAATAGTAGTAGGAACTGTAGCATCTATCTCTGTAGTATGGACAGGTGCAGATGCTGCATTACCATTGTTTCCTGCTGCGAACACCTTACTGAGATGTGATGCCAAGAGTATATCTCCGCCAGTATCTCCTCCACCTGCATTGGTGTAAGTTCCAGTCAACATTATCAGGTCGCCTATAATGTGAGGTCTTGAGTCTATCGTGCTTGTAAATGCCATTTTTTATCACTCCTGTGTATCCTCTCCGAGGTCATCCCCGCTATTATTCTCTTCGGTTATATCCTCAGTAGTTGGATTTAGATATTCGCTTACTCGGCTCAATAACTGTACTTTGGTTAGACCTGCACGAGTGCGTATTTCATTGTCTTTCAACCAATCAATAATCTTATTGCGAGTCCATCCATCATTAGGAATATCATCATTATCAACATCGGATTCATCTTCATCCCATACACGACAATTCAATAGTTGTGTGCGATATGTGTTAAGTAATTCTTGACTAACTTCCTGTGGTTGTCCTCTAATAAGCATACCAAAGCCAACGCGTCGTGTGGGTAGTGGCCCATCATATACGACTGTAGGCAATCTCAATCACCTCAAGCCACGATAAGCCATACTGTTGCAGGTGCTGTGTCGTCGGTTGTTCCGTCAGCCGTCGATTCGACGCTGAAGGTGCATACAAGACCGCTAAAACTCATCTTCACTTCACCAAGGTCCGCATCTACGATACTTGAACCACTAGCCATTCCACTGATAATCGCATTCACATCACCGCTCAACGTGAGGGTGTTGCCCTCTGCTAATGCAGTGCTCAATGAAAGACACAGTAATCGTGGTTGTGCCCTGTTAGCCCCATCAGTCTGTCGTGGTTCAAAACTCCCGAGTGTTCCGGGGTACGCAGGGCTTGTTCCCAATGCCGCTCCTTGTTTTAGCCATGTGTCATCATCTTGGTCAACACCGGCCCAAAGGGGCAAGTCCACATCCACCGTAGTGACAAATGTTCCAGTTCCTGTGTAGGTTATTCCTCTATTTGTTGTCGCTGCCATAATTATCGCTCCATTATTTCTTTTTCCTCATCCATCCTCAAGACAAATCACGAATACTCCCTTGTGCGCCGTAGAATGACACAACTAGTTCGCCCATTGTTCGATAAAGTCCTTCCTGACCCAATCTGTTGATTGCGAATGGGTCGCCAGATTCGATACCGCTCTCAAAGTATTGGGTTGGGATTGCGGTTTGGAACCATAGATAATCGGTATCAAGATAGTAGATACGACTAATTCCATCGGTTTGCACATCCTTAGATGGGATGATTGGGACACCATTGTAGGTGGCCACGATGAATCCTGCCTCAATACCTGGAACACCCTTCACACCACTGAATGATGGAGTGACACGCTTGGTTTCCATGAACCTCTGTTGTGTCTGCAACAGTTGTTGCGTTCTCATGAGAGTATCATAGCCCGTAAAGATGACCTTTGGATTACCACCACGAGTCCATACTTGTTGGAAGATGGTATCAAGGTGGTCAAGGCTTAAGGTTCGATTAGTACCACTTGTACCACTACTACTTGTTTCTGCACTGTGGAAGTCTGCACTGCCATCACGGGTGATTGAATACATATCGTTGTCTGTAGCCGCGGTAAGATAACCATTACCAAGAGTATGAGTATCTGGGTCTGTGGTTAGACGGTCAAGTGATTCAAAATCATTTGCTGCAGGTGTAGCGACATCAAGTGTCAGCATTTGATTCACATGGTCTGCGTGATGCTTACCCATTTCTTCCTTCAGAACTTGCCTGATGTCGCCAAGACCATCATCCTTGTCTGCAAGGAAGATTGCTACTTCACTCATGTCAAATGTGTGTGCAACAGTCTTTGGCTTGGCTGCAACGTGTAGGAATGTTGGTTTGGTGGTATCTGGTAGGGTTGCATTCTCAGCAACACCGCCGCCCTTCGCGAAGGATGGCTTAGCAGTGATAATTCTCCAACCACTCTTCTCCCAAGGTTTCTTTGGTAGGATTGAGAATGCGTTGAACTCCTGATTGAGTTGAGACCATACTTTACGACCATAGATTGCTTGGTATGTTCCAGCAGTGGTACTGAGCAATGGTGCATCAGCCTTCAAAATGTCTGAGCCGCTATATGAGTAGCCGCTGAGGTTTCCTGCTCCGTAGTAGTATCTCTCCATATCCTGTATGGTTTGTATATAGTTTCTTGCCATATTCATTCACCTCCTCGTAGTGCCTGACCCGCAAGGGCATGCACTTCATCCCAACTGATGTCAGCAAGGGCTTCTGTTGAGGGAATGTTAACTGATGGTGATGCAGATTTTCGGATTGCTACTCCACCTTCTTCTGTTGTGATACCGTCAATACGGTTCGCAAGTTCTAATACTGCCTTCTCAAGCCGGTCAACAGGTTGTCGTGGGTCGTATGATGCTCTGTCCTCATTATTGTGTTTGACCACAAGTTCATTTTGTAGACGCTCAGTGAATGCATCATTGAGTTCGCCCTTGAATTGTTGTTCCATTGCTGCAGCCTTGAATACTTCATATGCATCTTCCAATTGTGATGCAGATACATTCTCCTTGATAACAAATTGATTGCCCTTTGGTGGATTCCATTGGTCTTGTGATGCACGAATAGCAAACTTGTTGCCCTTTCCGCCGCCACTACCAAAGTTGGCCTTGGGTGCAGATATACCTTCACCTACAATGCCTTTAGGTGGTTGTCCTCGATGGTCGCTACTATCTTCAGGTCTGTATCCTTTCTCAACCGCTTCAAAGTGGGCACGAGCCGAATGTGTATCTACTCCACCACTCTTCAGGGTGTGTTCCATCCAGTTAAGATAGTCAAGGGTAATAACATCGTCAAAACCATGTCCTTTTTGTGTATCACCATCATCTTCATACGCCATTTTCTCATCCTTCTTGTCTTTTTTGCTGTCTTTCTTGTCGCTGTCGCCGTCGCTGTCGCCATCATCCTTCTTATCATCTAGCCAAGGTGGTTTCTTACCTTTGTCTAAATCATCATTGTTATCGAGACGCTTGGATAAGCGTTCCAATACATCATGCAACTGTTCAACAACTCCTGTTTCTGTCATATCTGTGTCCTCCTTTAATATCCTGAATGTGGACTCTGTGTTAATGCCTTTTTCGCATATGGTGACTTCGTGCAACTCCATGTCTTGGATTTCACGGTATGACCCACGCATTCCATCTGACTTGTTGACACGTTTGAATGCTTGTCCTCCGATAGAGAAGGAGCGGAGATTCCCTTTGCGAATCTCTGCAGCGACTTCTCGGGCCTTTTCGATGTCGTTGCGTAATTGGATGACAACAAACAATCCTGTGTCATCAACTTCTGACTTCCAAACTCGCCCATTGGTATCTGTATAGGTAGGGACAACATCTCCGACTTGGATATTTGAGTGTGCGAGTTGGACATTCCTGTATTTGTCGTTAGACATGAACTTACGGAATGCTTTGTTGAGTGCCCCTGTAGTGATGAGGTCTCCCTGCTTATCAACGAGTTCGACACTGGCATATCCTGCAACGACCAAATCATCGACTGATGTGGCTTTGAGGAGGACTGCACCGGATGGATGCAGTTCCGATTGTTGCGATACAGCACTTATCACCACACTGCCACGGTAGTGTATTGCTATATTATATGATTGGTGATACAACCAATACTACTATAGAGGCTTTTTTGACTCCATTTCAAGTGTCGCACTATCCGCAGTAATGCGAATCTTACCCTTTTCGCCATCCTCAGTTTTCACTGATGCAGTCATTGGATGTGGTTCACCCTGCATCCCTGCCGGTTTCTTCTTCTTTGGCTTATCTTCTTTATCCTCATCACGTTGACGCATATCATAGTCTAGTGTATTCACATCTTGTGTGATTTCAGTAGGCCCACGAGGCGCGCTGTCAGGAGTGCCAAGACCTATACCCATCCCACGCGCTCCAGTCCAAGTCACCTTTTCTTTAGCGATAGCATCATCAATAATAGTTAATGCTTGTATAATCATCTTAGTCATATCAGGTTTGAGAATCTGCTCATCGTCTATTTTCTTAGGCTTTTTCAACTTAAATCCTACCTCATGACTACCATGTTCTTCATTTTCTTGCTCATCACGACCCTTATCTTTAGTATCACGAGGGTTGTAATCCACTTTGATTAGACCTTTTAGAGTCAATCCTACAACTGGTTCCCAATATGGTCGCATGCTTTCAGATAATTGAACCGCATAATCACTATTTGATAAGTCATTCAGTATGCTAGTAGGTGTATGAATAGCCCATCCGTCTTCCCATTTATCCATCTTATACACTACTGTGTCTTGTAATGCATGTAGATGTATCTGAATATTATTCGGATTCACTACTACATCATGTGGATAAATCATTGGGGAGTGTGATTTAGTCAATAGATTGAGTGTGTCTATACTATCAGTGGCTTCAGTACTAGACTCACTTACAATTCTACGAGGTTGCAAACTATACACATCCTCACCTTTACGACGTTTATGTGATACACTAGATATACTCACCCTCACATATTCCCCTTCATTGAATGCTTTCTTTTCACGAACCAATGAACCTACATCCATGAACCACTTATCATCTCGTTGTATGGCTCGATTGCCTAAGGTCTTACCCTTTTCAGGATTGATAGGACCAATGCCCAAACGATATGTGTAGGGTCCACGACCACGACGGTCAAGAATAATCACATCTACTTCCTTTTTCTTACGGAACAGAACCCACTTCGGATGTCGTGATTCCCCTTTCATATATGTTGAAATCGCATCACGTAATAGGAAACCATCATTCTCATCCTCAGCAAGACTACTTATTGCCTGTTCCAAACCTTCATCATCTGTACGACGAGTATTGAATGGTGCAGGTATGAGAACTGCATCTGTACTCTCAAACTTAGAACGTAGTCTGGCCATACGGTCCTTGAGTGTATCATCATATAGTTCATTATGACCATGTTCTAACAGGTCTAATACAATCACTCGCTTATTCTTCTTAGGAATTAGAACATCTAAAACAAAACTATCTTCATTTGCTTCAATCAATCCCTGTTTCATATCCTTTGATAGACGAACATTACTACCATCTGCATATTGAGCCGACAGTGTTTTTCCTTTCTTATGAACAATGGCTCGTTTTCCATTAGCCCATGTAGACACTACCCAATCACCACTAAATCCACGCAGACTAGACAAATCTTTCAATGTGAATATACGATGTGCTGCCTTCACTGGTTTAAACTGAACATCATTCTTTAGCATATCTGGATTTGTTAGTGCCTTCAAT